ATAAGCTCTATAAAACTCACTTTTTAATGTAAGAAATACATTTTGCCTAGTTTTAGTACCAACTCCAATGTAAAAAACTTCATTGGTATCAAGTCTTATATGTCTATATAAATAATGCATATCTGTTGAATTATACAACAAATATACATCATTTATTTTAGATAACCAAGAATTCTTGCTTTTTCTGGATTTTCATGGATCCAAGAGTGGCATGCACGGCAAACAGCTAACCATGTACTTTGCACTAAATAAAAGGCATCTCTATTGCTTCCTGCAAATGAATGATGGACATCTGTTGCATAATGAGTGCAATTGGGTCCTTTAATCATACACAGTGGATTCTCAGTAAGATATCTTTCTCTTAATTTAAGATACTCTTGGTCTTTCTTTTTTCTTTTAGAAGACACCTGAGGGATAACAGGGTTTGTTGGTTTTTCTGTGTTATCTGAATGTTTTTGGCAACTCCAGCAATATTTACAGTATCTGAATCCCTCATGGTTCTTCCATATAACAGTTGTTTTACCACAACCGTCACATTCTTTAAGCTTTGTTTGCATTCTTTAACATTGGTAAACTAACCGGTGCTTCTTTTAAACTTAAAAAGTTTTTAGGAAGTATACCTTCAGCTATAAAGATACTGATAATTTGATCTTTATCAATGTTTAAATCTTTAAAAGTTAAAGTATTTTTGAACTTTTCATCTGTTTCATTAAGATTAACTAGTTCTTTTGTTAAGTTAGAATTTGGAAACAAAATATTAAATAAACTATTACTATATTTAATAGTAAGTTTTTGTTTAAATGTATTAAGTACTACTTGAGCTCTCTTATATACATTAACAATTCTTTGTTTCTTTTTACTACACATAGTAGCTAATTCTTCTTGATTTAGAGCATCTAGACCATATAGTGCTCTTTTATACAAGTAGTTTTGATATATAGAATACTTGTCTTGTTCATATTGCATATAGGTTTTACCTGATTGCAATTGATAATTTCTAATCTGTTGTTTTAACTTTTCCATTTTAATCATACATTTAAATTCATAAAAAAAAGAGGGGAACTTATAATCATTCCCCTCAATTGTTATTTTACACTACTAATTATCCTTCAATAGAGAAATCTTCATTAGGTTTAAGTGCTTTGCTTTTTGATGTTTGTTCTTTTGTCCAAGCAGCTTGTAATTCAGCTGTATTGTTATGTTTAATAGGAGTATCAGTTTCAGTTAAATTGAAAGTTACTCTTGTTCTACGATAAATAGGTTCACCATCTAAAGTACAAACAATACCAGTTTTACCTGCTACTTTAAGATCTCTACTTGGATCTTTTTTGTTAAATGGACTTAAAGATTCATCAACTACAATATTTGCATCAAGTACTTGACCATCATAATATCCTAGAGCTTTCAAATCTTCTATTTGTCCAGGTATAAGTGCAGTTAATACTTTTCTAGATAAGAAACCATTCTTATCAATTATAGCTTTAGTTTGTTGACATCTAATATATCCAAATTCTGGATTCTCAGATACATTTACAACAGCTCCTGTTGTTTCATCAGCTAATACAATTACTTTTGAGTTCATAACATTAAGTTTTAAATAATTAATAAATAAATTGATTTTTGAGTAGATACTATATCCTTAATTACTCAGTTTAAGGTAAGTTTATAATTTATATTCGCGACTATAAATTATATATCCAAGTTATCTGATAAATCTATAATATCATCAAATGGTGTATCATCTGATATTATATTGTCAAAACTTTCATCATCTGGTAGATAATCAAAGTCATAATATTTTTCTTTTGTGTTTTCTATAACTGCTGAATCTGCAAAAGGATCTATAATATGATCACCAGAATCTAAAGACATCATGTATTGTATATCTTGATCAGTAAGTTCTAAATACTGTTCTATAGTTAAGTAAATAACCTTCCCATTTGGGAGCTGATAATACATTGTAAATACATAAAGTTTAGTAAATGTATCATATTTAATAGTACATTTATAACATTAGTATTTAAATTTTTGCATTATATAGCTAAACAATGAAAAGGGGTATTGCTACCCCTCTATCATTTGGTCAGGAAAAGCATATTCACAGAATACACTTTCTTAAAACTCTTCTATAATTTCTAAATCTTTAGTTTGTGCATAAGTAGTATCTAATCTGGTTAAACCAGCTCCTGTAACTACCATGCATTCAACAAGATATGGACTATACTCATGATAACCTCTAAATTGTTTTACAGTTACTGTAACATTCTCATCTTGATCAGCATACTTTTCTTTGGTAGCTTCTTTGTCTACACCATAACCAAGATTGGAATAATGCATTTTACATAAAGTACCATTTGATATAATATCTGGCAATTTATTACCAAGTATAAGCTTGAAGAAATGCTCACATGTTTGTGAACTATTACAGATAATAGGAGTAAATAACTTAATAAACTCTTCAGAATTAGAATCTTTAATAATTTTACCAAGAGCTTTTGCTACATCAGTATCATCATAGTTTACACTTATCTTCATAACTAATCATTTAGTTTTCTATATTCTATTATTTTATCCAAGAGAGCTTGATTAAAGTTTGTAAAGAATTTTTTATCTAAAAGTCTAGATTTTATTTTAATCTTTTTATTAGGATGTATTGTTTTTTTACAGCCTGTAGGTAAAAGATTGTCATTGATGTCTTTAATATCTGCCCGGAGATCCATCCCTAGAACAGAAGAAATAACTTTTATATCTCTCATTTTCTAAAAATATCTCTAAGACTTCTAAACAAACTGTTTTCGTGGTTCTTTCTGTCAATTATCTTTTGTAATATTAATGAAACAAAGACAACTTCATTAGTATGTTTACAACTACTTACAACTTTTTCAAGAGCACTGTGTAATACAGTACTAGTATCATAAGCATCTATAGATACTTGTAATAATTCTTCTGCTCTTTCATCTGTAATACCTAAATTGTGGTGTAACAAATCTGCTTCTTCATCAATAATAAGTAACTTATACTGACCATCAGTATTGTAACCTTTTTTCTTTTTCTTGAATAGTTTTCCTAACCATTTCATAATCATACATTTAAGTTAATAAAAATAAGACAGACTATTGCACTTTTTATCTGTCTTGATACGGTCTAGAGTGCACGCAACAACTAATAAGCATTTTCTTCTGTACCTAGACTGACCCAGGCATTGTTTTCTTTCAACCACATTTCACCAATAAAACCATTAGGTTTAAGTTGGTATTTAGCTTCAGGAAACTCTAATATAATAAATCCTGATGAACTTTTAGTAATTTCAGTAGGTTTATCATCTACTAGTTCAATAACATTTTTTACAAATTGTTTCTCTGATTTAGATAAGAATTCAGGGAGCTTTTCTTGACTCCCTGGAGTGGTAACAAACAAATTAAACATATAAACAATCATTTTCATAATAAATAAATCATAAATGTAAAACCAATAATAGCAAACACAATTAGTGCACCTATTGCTATATTATTGAACCGGTTAAATAATTTTATTTCAATCTCTAGTTCTTCTATAGCATCATCAATAAATGCAATTTGTGATTCTATCTCATATCTTCTAACTTCATACCATTCAAGACTTGGTTCATGCATATGCAATTCTTCAAGTTCATTCTGGTAGTTATTTCTTTTTTCTTTTAGTTCTGCTAATCTACTTTCCATGACCATAAATTTTTAAATTAAATAATCAAATAAATAATATATAGTCACCAAGTGACAGGAATATATAGCTAAAATCAAATGCAAATACAAAATCAAAGACCTTCTCTTCTACAAAGACAAATACAAATACTAAGTCTCATTGTTATTAGCCAATTGCATATTTTGTTTTTATGCATAACCTGTCTAATGATGAGTTCTATCTCAGTTTTTATAGTTTGAAGAGAAGCGGTTTTAAATGTATATCAAACATTTTTTCTTAATGTGGTTATCAACCACTCTATAGTTTAAAAATTCCTGTCACTAGGTATAAAGAGTAAGAGAATCAGCTTGTGCTTATCTCTTACTCACCTAATCAGAGTTCCTAGTTCTCTGGTGTAATAAACATGTCTATTACATGTTGAAATCTAGGATCAACATTAATTCTTAATGCTGCAGCAGATTTAATATTCAACTCACGTTGACTATTAAATTCCATAGTAAGTCTCAGTATCTCACCATTGTATGCATCCATAGCAATTCTGTATTCTTCTATCAACTCTTTTTCAAGTCTTAAGAATTCAGCAGCTTTATCTGCATTCTCTTTCTGAATACGTGCATTTTCATCACTAACTAAGTTCTTAACCTTAGCTTTGTAATAATTTACACGTTGTTCATACTTTCTATGTGCTTCAGCAATATCCTCATGGATACCTAATAAAGCACTAGAAACATGGTGTTTAGTAACTTTGACCGGAGTCTTCTTACCATCTTCAACTTCAAACCACTCAATACTTGGAGTATTAGGTAGTTCCTTTCTCAATTGAGTAAGTTTACCATTCTTATGGATAAACTGACCCAAATGTGAAGCCATTGCTTCTACTTGAAGATACTCAGAATACTCAGAATCTGACAATTGAGACCAACCCCATGATTCATTGACATCAAACAAGATATCATAATCTGGTACTATAGGTCTCTCAGGTTCAATAAGATGAGATAAATCAGGGTGTAAACCTCTTAATCTATCTATCTCAGCTTCTTTACCTTTGATAGCTTCCATAAGAAAAGCTTGACATGCATGCAAGTCTCCCTTATTCTTAAGTTTCTCAAGAATATCACCTGGTACTGGAACACCTTCCTGTAGGTTATATACTTGACCACTAACTGTAATAGACTTACTACAGTTATTGTAAGAGTTTAATTCTCTTTCAATTTCTTGTGCATTTTGGTAACACAAATTACTAATTGATTGTGCTTGTGACATACTCAAACCTTTTGTAGATAAATTTCTCATAAGTTCTGTTTTTAGAGATGAATAAATAATTAATTAAGTTTCTATAAGTTAAATAGTACTCTCACAAGGTTGCAATCCTTAAATCATACAAGCTTTAGGAATAAGTTCCGACTTTAGTGCAATGTATAAGTCCACATTATTTAAAGAGGTGTACCTGCTTGGATGAGAGTAAGAGCAGTTTTATATCCTACTCAGGATAATACTAGTTAAAGTATATTAAGTTCAAAAGAATCATCAGCTATTGCTTCTGGTTTCTTATAGAAGTTAATTAACTCTAACTTAGCTTCAATGGATAAATTCCGGAGTTGATTCTTCTCTAACTCAGACATTTTAATCCGGTAGTAATCACTGACCAAACCTATAAGCTCTATATTAATAGAAGTCTCAATAGAGTGTAGAGTATCTAAATACTCTCTGTTGTTAATCATAGTTGCATTCATATTGTTTGTTTATTAGTTACTAAATTAAGGAACAAGAGAATAATCAGGTAATGGTTTATTAGTCATATTTACTACCAATCCTACTGCAGGATGGTGGTATCTATGAAATTCCCGGAAACCCTGTTTCTCTTTCTCTAATATAAGAGACTCAATAGAAGTATTAAGCTTTAGAGCATAATCTTCTGTAATAGTACATTCTAAAATGTCAATGTCTATGTTCATATATATATGTTTTAATTGGTTACTAATGTGTTAGCTATATAAAATAATTTATACAAAGGTTATTATGAGTAGAAAATAGGACCTGTTTGGACCAAATGAATGCGGATGGAGGGTAAATACTACATACATTCTCACTTTAAGTAACACACTCTAACTATTTTAATTAGAGATAGTTACACCAACAACTAAACAGGACAAAGTAGGACCAACTTGGACCACTATGATACTACTTACATAATAACATTACTACAATTCTAAAGTTGTCAAAAGCCGTTTTTATAAAAAACAAACCCCTAAATAGGGGTCTGTTCCACTGATAATGATTCAGCTGTTTATTCAACAGCCAAATCTGAATCATCAGTATCCACGTCAAGTAGTCCAAAGACACCTGCCGTAGCACGTCCTGCTTGTACAAGTGCAGATACAGTTAATATAGGAGATACAGAGGTCATATCTGTAATGATATTTCCTTCATTATCAATTAACTGTCCCTTGGCATTGCAAGAGTGGTCAAAGGAAGCAAGGTATGTGGTACCTATATCCATTCCTTTGATAGCATTGGTTTCATAAACCAAACCACCAATTACATTACCTTTTTCAGAACCGTCCATAATTTCAAATGTACCCATACGGTAAATAGTACCCGTAGAAGGTATTGTCATTGGTGAACTTAGTTCTTTGATAAGCTTTGCATTGCAAGCACTTACAAGTTTAAAACCATTTGGAGTTTCTTCCATAGAAACACCCTTCGGTAACTTAATACCGGTAACAACTGTTTTTGCCATAAGACTTAAATTTAGAATTCCTACAATTTTAAAGTTGTAAAAAACGAAGTTTTTTAAAAAGCCGTTTATATAAATGTAAACTAAATGACATTATCATACCTATTGAGTATGCATATTGTGTGCACAATATGTAAATAAAAGGGGTTATTACACCCCTATGTTCCACGGTTGATACAAACCTGATTCACAAATATTGTGGTCAAATGAATACAGTTTATCATAAAAAGATTCTATATCCCAACCTGTATACTTGCTATTTGGGTTATTTGTAAATGATTCAATAGCCTGCTTATATCTATAAGCTAAACTATGATAGTCTAATCTTTTAGATTCAGGATAACTGTGATAGTTCATTGAACGGTCTACCATACCTGCTAAACTTTTAAATGCGTCTTCAAAATTCATAATATATAGTTTTAAATTAATACAATTATAAAGTTGTTTTAAAATAAAAGGGGATTATTCCCCCTTAATACTAATAAACAATAACAAACCTGATAAACTTGCTGCGGTAGCAGCAAATGTTGCTTGGTAAACATCAGTAGATACTAACATTCCAAATAGTCCTGTACCTGTCATAACAATGAGGGTAACTCTTAATAAATGCTTCATGATTGTAGTTTTAGTACAATTATAAAGTTGTCTATATATATGTATACATCAGTATCCTACCTTAGTATATATATAACATAGCACAGGCTGTTGTGTTGGATTGTAACTACACATCATCACATCCCATGCATGTGTACCTATGTATGTATCCCATGTCTTGTCAGTGTATACATTTTCTTTTCTGAAAGAATTCTTTTTGGTTTTTGTCCTAGAAATGACTTTGTCTGCCACATTTTTGGTGGGGGTATCACCTGAGCTGCTGAGGGGTGGGGCTGTTTGGTATAGGACCCACCATCTTCTATCATATACAATATCTATTATATACAATATTTATCACATAGAATATCCATCATATATAATGTTTTAGTATTTCAAATATTTTAAGTATATTATAGGTGTAATCCATTAAATTATATATATATATGGAGATTAAAAAGGTTGGTAAGAATGTTTATAGTATATATCTTACCGGAAAAGTAGCTGAGGTTGCTGTTTTATCTGACATCCACTGGGATAATCCAAAATGTGATAGAAAACTTTTAAAGAAACATCTTGAGTATTGTAAAGAGAATAGTATACCTGTTGTTATTATAGGGGACTTGTTTTGTCTTATGCAGGGGAGAGGAGATAGTAGAAGGAATAAGTCAGATATACTCCCGGAACATAATAATGCATTTTACTTAGATTCAATTGTAGATACTGCAGTAGAATGGTTTGCCCCCTATGCTCACTTGATTAAACTTATTGGTTATGGTAATCATGAGACTGGGATAATTAAATACCAGGAGACTGATGTACTTAAAAGATTTGTTGAGATGATTAATCTTAAACATAATACTGATATACAGACCGGGGGATATGGAGGATGGATAGTATATTCTATTGCTTATAGAAAGAATATGGCAGCTACATTTAAACATAAGTATTACCATGGTTCTGGTGGTGGTGGAATAGTTACCAAAGGTGCATTGAATCTAACTCGTGCTTTAGAAATGTATGAAGATATGGATCTGTTTACTATGGGTCACATACATGAAAACTCTGCTCGTAATGATGTTAGAGAAAGTTTAGTAGCACATGGTGGTAAATATAAAATTAAACAAAGACAGATTCATCATTGTATTACTGGAACATATAAAGAAGAATATGGTATAGGTACACATGGATGGCATGTTGAGAGAGGAGCTCCTCCTAAACCATTAGGTGGTAGAATAATTACTTTTTCTGTCAAAGATGCTAATGATGATGAAGGTGTTAACTATATAGACAAAAAAGTAGATAGTAGATCTTTCCCAATTTAATTTATATATTTGATCTATGAAAAAGTATGACATGGGTAAGTATATCCTACTAGTAGGTGATAATGCTGTAGAGATATTTGATTATTATAAAGTAGATGAGATGCATGGGTTGAATAAATCTGATGCCCAGGCAGAGGAGATTGATAAGACTAAAGGTAATGGGGTTTATATATATGGATTTACCAACTATGATCCTGCTGATAAAAAACTTACAGGTAAAGATCCATATAAACCTTTCTTGTTTTTAAACATGAGTACATTTAAAAAATACTCTCTTACAGAAAAAGCTACAGCTGTTATGCATGAGACAGTACATATGGGTCTCTTACTTTATAAGTGGAATGTTGATGATAAAGAAGAGGATATTATTTCTTTTGCTGAAGATGAAGCTAATAAGATTATTGCCAAATTAGATTTTGATAAAAAAGAACAGCCTAAAAAAGGTTTCTTTAAAAAATGAAAGTATTCTTTGATCATGTTAGCGGGTTTGGTAAAGTAAGTGACCTGGAGGTTATTGTTAATGGTGCTTATGGTATATTAGAACCTAATGAATCTGACATAGATGCATTAAAGCAAGGATGGATACCCTGGGAAAATAAATGGTATAATGAACGTAGCACACGGATTAATCTAGCTGAGTATGTTCCATCCAAGACTACTAAGAAACTAGCTAAAAGAATTATAGTTCACCCAGGAAGTGTAGATGTTTCCCTAGAGAAATATATAGAGCTGTATGATAAGTACTGTAATTATCATGGGTTTAAAAGAGATATTAAGTTAGAGTCTTTTAAAGATTGTTCTGTTATAGAGTATCATACTGATGAGTTAGTTGGGATTAGTTTATATAAACAGTTTGGTAATCAGTTTGTAGCATATCAGTTTATCTGGGATTATGCTGATCCTAAATTATCTTTAGGTACAGTAGCTCAAATGATAGAGTGTGAAACTGCTAAATTACTAGACTGTGAATATGTATATCTCCTAGGAGGATATGAGTTATGTTGTCTTTATAAGTCTAACTATAAAGGGTTTGAATTTTGGACAGGTAGCTACTGGTCTAAGGATGTTGAACTTTATAAATATCTAGTAGAAAGAGATGAGAAAATTAAAATAGAAAATTATGATATATGAACCTAGTAATAGATTGGAAGTTGTTACACCAAAAGGACCGGGGGTTATTTGGCTAGTAACAGACTACGGGCATGAAACAGATACTGTATATACAGTGATCATTAATAATACTGGTGAAATGTGGCAGTATACTCATAAAGATATTAGAGTAAAAAATAATTTAACTTTCAGAAGAGAAATAAAATAATTTATATATTTGTATAGTTCATAATGATAACTTTAAATGGTTAAAAAGTTAGAAACCTCAGATTAATTTCTGGGGTTTTTAGTTTAAACAAAAAAAGTTTTTATATTTGTTCTCTACAAAACTTGTTATATGAGATGACTGACTGCCAAAAAAAGTTATGGTTACTTGTTGCAAAAAATACATCATCTAATTTAGATGCAAGAATTGTATATGATGAATTATTAAAACAATTAAATATGTCAAAAGATTTTGAACTTCTAAAAATTACAGAAACAGATAAAGGATTAGAAGTTAGGATAAATGAAAAAGCTTATGGTAATTATGCTCTTATAGGTTTAATAGAACAGATTAAGTTTAATTTACTAAACACAGAAGATATTGCTGATGAAGAAGAACAATCTTCTTATAAAAAATATGATGCGTAACAATTTAAAACCAACAATATGGAAAACAAGTTAGTGGATGGAGCAGCTATCCAAGAAGTAAGAGTAAAAAGTTTTGGAGAAATACTTTTTAGTATTGACCTAACAACTGAAGAAGACACAGAAATTTACAGAGTAAATAAAACATTTGCAGAATTAGCTGAGAGATTAAAGGATGCTTATAATGAAGAAAGATCTCCTGTAAGAAGTATATTATTTGATCATGCAATTGGTGAACTAGTAAATGCACAAATGTCTATTGTAAAACTATTAACCTTTAAAGCATAAAAATGAAACCATTTAAACAATTAAGAGGCCGGACTATTTTATTAAGTGTGCCAGAAAGAAAAAAATCTAGTATTGAACTATCTGCTAAAGATGAAGAAGCAATGATGCAAGAAGCAGCAAAACTTTGGAGTAGACTTACTGTTTATGCCATAGGAGATAAAGTAGAAGATGTAAAAGAAGGAGATCAAGTATATGTAAGAACATCTGCACTAAACATGGAAACTGTAGAAAGAATTGATATAGATGGGACTATCAAACTTGTTCTTAATGAAGGTGATGTAATTATAGTTTGGTAGTCATGACTGAAAAAAATTATAATACATATATTCCAAGTGATAAGTATTCTACTAAATCAGCTTGTACTACTGCAACAGAAATAGACTGGCATAAAAGAGTTGTAAATTTAACTCAAGAACTAAGACCAGATTACTATGGTGGCAAGGATAATCCATATGAGGTGTTTCAGGTATTAGAAGCCTGGGGACTTGATAAAGATTTTTATTTAGGTAATGTAATTAAGTACTTAGCTAGAGCAGGAAAGAAAAATAAATTAACTGAAAAAGAAGATTTGCAGAAAGCTTTAGTATATTTACAAAAAAGAATTAACTCATTATGATAACAAAAATTATAGTTTTCATAGTTGGAATATTATTTATATCATTATTATTCTTAATAAATAATGCTATAAATAAACCTGTATATAACAAGATGTCTAATGTATGGGAAGATGATCCACAAGGTAGAAAGTTTAGTAATTTTATTATAATATTAATTGCTATAATATCTTTTGTAATTGGATTGATTTTTTAATTATATTATAGTATGGCAGAAGTTGTAGAACAAGGTGTATTATCAACAGGTGGTACTGTAATATTTACAGGAACATCCAGTTCTGTTTGTGCAAAAGTTTTTAATATAAGAATAAATAATTCTTCTGCATATACAATTACTTTGCAAAGATATGAAGCAGCAACTTCTACTACCACTACTATTTATTCTGTAACATTATCTGCGGGAGATACATTAACAGATAATCTTGGTTATGCATTATTTCTTGGTGATCAAATTATTATTACTTCTAGTATTGCAGGCAGTACATATTATGCTTATATATTAGCTCCATAATTATGCAAGTAGTAGATAATAATGGAAATGTATTTGGAACAGGTTTAGAAATAAACGGGCCAAATGGTAAACCAAAAACAACTGGTGGTGGGGGTGGTTCTCCTTCAGGACCAGCCGGGGGTGATCTTTCAGGTACCTATCCTAACCCTACTGTAAACTGGTCTAATGGTTTATCTACATATAACTTACAGTATTATCCATTATCTAGTAATCCATCAGGATACATAACCAGTTCAGCATTAACACCATACTTAACTTCTGCTTTAGCAGCAACTACATACTATCCAATACCTACTGGAACAACATCTCAGTATTTAAGAGGTGATGGAACTCTTGCTACTTTTCCAACAATTCCTGGTGGGACTGTCACAGCAGTAACAGGATCTTCACCAATATCATCTACCGGAGGAACTACACCTGCTATATCTATTGCACAATCCAATACTAGTACAAATGGTTATTTAAGTTCTACTGATTGGAACACATTCAATAATAAACAAGCAACATTGGTGAGTGGCACCAATATCAAGACTGTGAATTCCACATCTTTGTTAGGTAGTGGTGATGTTGCAGTACAGGCAACACTGGTATCAGGTACCAACATCAAGACAATCAACTCAACATCATTGCTTGGGAGTGGTGATATAGCAATTTCTACGGCAGTTGCAGTAGGCACAACAGCAGTAACATCAGGAACAATAGGCAGAATATTTTTTCAAGATACTGGAAATGTAGTTCAACAAGACTCTAATTTATTTTGGGACAACACTAATAAAAGGCTTGGAGTAGGCGCAACACCTTCAACAAGTGTAAGACTTGATGTAAGGGCGCAAGGTGCATTATCTACTGACATAGCATTTAGAGTTAGGAATAGTGCTAATACGCAAGATTTATTAAAACATCAAGGAGATGGTTATTGGATTTATAGAAATAATGCTGGTACTAATTATATTTTATGGGATGCTGCTGGTACATTTGAAATAGGAACATCTGGAAGCCATAGTTGCTCTATGACAACAAGTTCTACAATAAGTAGAATAATAACAATTTCTCCTATACAATCTGTTCAAGTAGCAAGTCATGGTATGTATTTATATAATAACGGAAACCTTCAAATTGAAGAAACTACTGGAATATTACAAACAAGTGGAAGAGGTGGGATATCATTAAAAAATGCTGCAGTTGTTCCTTCTACAAACACAACAGATAGATTTACAATGTACTCAACAGATATTGTAGCTGGAAACGCAGCTCCACATTTTAGAACTGAGAATGGAGATATTGTTAAACTTTACAGAGTAGCTGGATGGGGATTGCCAACGGGTACATTTACACGAACTACATTTGATACAGCAACAGTTACTACTGCACAATTAGCTGAAAGAGTAGCAGCATTAATACAAGATTTAAGAGATAATCACGGACTATTAAAAGCATAAAATATGGCACTAATTATTAAAGCAACCAAAGACAAAAAGATTACAATTTCTGGAACTACTATTGAATTACAACAAGTTTATGGTAGAATAAGATTTTTAGGAGATTACTCAGGGACTACCATACAAGCTGAAGTTTCTACATTTGCAAATTATCAAACATTTACAGAAGGTAAGATATTATACACGGATGTACCTATTGGTAATTATCAATCTGAGTTAGCACAAGATGAGGTTCAATCTTTAGAAACTGCTCACAAATATGGCAAGTTAGCATACGAACAACAAGGCTACGAAGTAGTTATTGATTTAGCATAATGGCAAGATACGCAAATAACGGACTTGTGAGAGTTGAGTTTATTGAAGTTGATGAGCCATCTCCAGAGGAGTTGATTGCACAAAAAGAGGCTGAGTTATTGGCAATGTATGAGGAATTAAAAAAATTAAAAGAAAATAAATCTAACTTATTGTAGTTTAATTTATTTTTTGTATATTATAGTATATATATTTATAAAAACTTAATCATGGATATTCTAAATTTTATTTCTTGGATTAAAGCTGGTAACTATAGAGCTACCCTTCCAACAGATGTTACTAACTTAATTGCTGTAGGAGCTAAAGATCCTAGTCGTGATGATAGTTATTTACCATTAGCTGTTAATGCAGAACCATTACAAACATTATATAATACAGGTAATGTAACTCAGTTAACAAGTATTACTACAGCAGTTACAGTAAATGCTCTTAATGGAGTTATTACAACTGTATCTTCTACATTAGCTGCTAACGGTAGAACTTCATTTACTGTAAACAATGACAAAGTTGTTGCAGGATCAAGAATCTTAGTATCTGTTGAGTATGATGAAGCAGCAACTGGTATCCCTGTATTAGGTGTTGCTGATATTGCAGCAGGTTCGTTCAAAGTAGTGCTTAGTAATGGTGCTGGTATAGCTGCATTAAACAATGTAATTAAAGTACACTATATCATTATTAATTAAATTTACTAATGTTTAGTAATTAGAATAATTTAAACTATTTTACTATGTCAATAGGAAATTTAAAAGATTATGGTAATAAAGGAAATAATTTTCCTTTTCAATTAAAAGTTTTACAAGGTTTAGATTTTTTATCTCCAAGACCTGTTACTCCAGTAATATTACAAGAAACAGCATCGGATATTTTAAGAGATGAATGTACATCTATTTGTTTTGCTAATGTAGGTACTGTTAATGTTGATTTATCATTTGATGGTGGAAACACATCTATAAGATTAGCTCCAGGTATATCAGTAAATATGGATGCTGGAGATTATAATGATTATTATCCTAGTAATACTTTTGCTTGGGATGCAGGTGCTTATGGTGCTGGTGAGTTATTAATAACTTATAATCAAAGACCACAATGAGTAATTTAATATTATTAAATGGTTCTGGAGGAACATCAAATAGTAGTAGTATATTTGCTCAAACAACTGGAAGTACTCCCATTATAGGTACTCCGGGTGGTTCTCTTATAGGTTCTGGAGTAGGATCATTAACTTTTGCTGCCAATACTTTAAATGTAGGTGATAGTTTTGAGTATAATGCTTCAGGAGATATTGGATCACTAAATAATGAAGGTTTTACTTTAAGAGTATATTTAGGAGCTATACAACTTGTAGCTACTACTATTACATTACCTAGTTTAGTTATTTCTGCTAATCATTGGATAGTAAATGTAAAATTTACTATTCAAACTACTGGTGCTTCTTCTAAAGTAGGTACATCAATTCAATTTTCTACAGTTAAAGCTAACACATTACACTATATGCATAATGTAGATTCAGTAGCTTCCGTAGATACTACAATAAGTAATACATTTGATCTTACAGGTAATTTTACAACTAATAACCCAACTAATGAAGTTTATTCTCAAATAGGTGTACTAACAAAAACATATTAAAATATTTTAAAAATGTCTGATTGGCTAATGAATATAGGAAAAAAACACGGAATAACAGGTTTTCTTATTGTTTGGTTAATTTGGACTAACCAAAGACTAACAAAAGTTGAGGGAGAATTATATAAGTGCTATGATAGAACCGTTGAATTTAAAACAAGCACATCTAATGATTACATTCCATCAAGTAAAAATAATTATGCCATTATAACAAAAAGAGAAGAATATGTTAATGAAGAGATGGAAAGCAAAAACTCCTAAGTTCTGGAAAAATGTACAGAAAGTTGGACTAGCAGTTGGAGCTATAGGTGGAGCAATATTAACTGCTCCAATATCATTACCTGCTATTGTAATTACTACGGCAGGATATTTAGTTACTGCAGGAGCTGTTACGGCTGCTGTATCACAATTAACAGTTGAAAACCCAAAAGATTTGGAAAATGAGCCAAAAGAAGAAAATTAAAGACTTTGAAGTAAATGCTAAGACTAAGAAAGTAAGTATCAAAGCAAAAAAAGAAGGTAAAAAAGTAAATGTAGAAGTTGAAACACCTAAAATTAAAACAACTCTTAAAAAAGATGAAGAGAAAAAAGAGTTTGTTTATGACAGTAAGAAACTAGATATTAATGTTACTAAAGACTCTGAAGGTACTAAAGTAACTGTTGAGTCTGAAAATGGGTTTCTTAAAAAAGTAGGAAACTTTATTTCTAAAGTATTTGTAAGAAAATTTAACAAAGAATCTAAGTAATATGTTAAGTACTACACAGACTACTAAAAAATACGGAGTACCAAATGAAACTGGTGCTGGTTACTTAGTAACTTTAAATCTTCCATATCCAATGAGATTGGCATGGGATACTGATGAGACAGTAACTAAGATGAGATGTCATCAACTTGTAGCTCCTAAGTTTGAAGCTGTATTTAAAGAACTTTTAACTACCTATGGTTTACCTAGAATAAAAGAACTAGGTATTGATTTATTTGGTGGTTGCTTTAACTATAGAAAAATGCGTGGAGGTTCTGCATGGAGTAAGCATTCATGGGGTATAGCTATTGACTTAGATCCTGCTAGAAATACATTGAAAGAAACAAGCACTACAGCAAGATTTGCAAAACCTGAGTATAAATCTATGATAGATATATTCTACAAGTATGGGTTTATTTCTTTAGGTAGAGAAAAGAATTATGACTGGATGCATTTTGAAATAGGATCATGAAATTAAGAAACAATTGGAATCAAGTCCATAAACAATGGGACAAAATAATGATAAGACTAAGAATATCTAGTATAGATATATTTACTTTAGAGATAGATAAATCTAGAGAATTTTATCTTATTACTATATTAAACTTTACTTTAAAAAATAGATAATTATGAAAACAGGAAAAAGATTATATGAAATGGGAGGAGATATAACTAATGACTTCTTTTCAACTGGAACTGTAGGTAGTAATGATTCTCAAACAGGTAATAGCATGCTTGAAAATAATTCTGCATCAGATGCTTTATCAGATCGTCCAAAAAGAAGAAGACGTGGAAGTCCATATAGATCAGGTACAGGTGGTGGTCGTGGAGGAGGTAGAGTAGGTGGCTGTGCTAGAAGACACTAGTAAAATTAATTAACTTATAGAGATCCAGGTATGTAGTATGCCTGGATTTTTTTTGTTTAAATATATCTTGTTTAAACTTTTCTTGTATATTTGTCTAAACTTTAAATATATAAAAATGGAAAATTCAAACCAACATTCAGAATTATCAGCTGAAGAACTTCAATTAAAAAAAGATGAAATGTTGAAGTTTTATACTGAATCTATGCCTTACTTAGATGCTCAGTATTTATATGAAAAGAAACTTTGTGAAATTGATGAACTAAGATTCAAAAGAGCAAATATTCAAATGCAATATGCAATGATGATGACACCCCCTTCAGAAGAAGATCTAGAGAATGAAGTTGATACCCCTAAAGAAAGAAAACTTAAAAAACAATAAGAGATGGCCCTTGTAAATCAAGTACAAAAAAGGGTCATAATGAATAGAAAAGATGTTGTTAAATTTCAGATTTTAACTCATTGTTATATAAATAACATAGTTGTTACAGAATCTGATTTAAATTGTCTTACACTTTTAAGTTTAATAGGTCCTATTGAATTAACGCATTTCTGTTATGATGCATCTGAAGAATATGGTATATTTAAATCTCCACAAACAGTAAGGAACTGTATAAATAAATGTGAGAAAAATAATCTTATTCAAAAAGATTCTAAAAACAAAAAGTTAATATTAATCAATAAAGATATTAAAGTACAAACTGAAGGTGATATTTTATTGGATTATAAAATTCTTGGTAGATGATACCTAAAAAAGCAAGAGAATGTTATAAAGATTTCTCTGAGGAAAATGAACTTTCTAAAACATTAGTAGAATCTGTAATGGATTTTTATTATAAAAAACTTAGAGAATCATTAACAAGTTTAGATGAACCAAGAATTAATGTAGAAGGTTTAGGTCATTTTGTTGTTAAAAAAAATTTAGTAAAAAAATCAATAAATAAATATAAAGCTTATTTAAAAAATCATGACACTTCTACATTCAACGCATATTACAATAAAAAAATGCTTGAAGAAAAAGTACAAAAATTAATTCTTTTATCAGAGAAATTGGATAAAATGGATAAAAAATTAGAAACATTTATAAATAATAAAAATGAAAAATACACTCAAAATAATTTGGGAGAACCGGAAACAGATTCTGGAGGGAATAACTAATACTGTCATCAGAGATGAAACAGTAGAAGAAATAGCAAGACTCAGATATTCTATTTGTGATGAATGTGAACATAAAGGTAGGAAGTGTGCTGTAAAAGGTACTGCTCCATGTTGTAATGAATGTGGATGCTCACTTAATTTTAAAACAAGATCATTATCTTCAGAGTGTCCATTAGGTAAATGGGAAGCTATTGCTACAGAAGATGAAGAAGATGAATTAGAAAAGTTATGATAGTATTTAATGCAGGTGATCATAGTTATAAAAGTCTTGATGACAGTAACATTGATTGGATAAGTGTAACTACACTTGTTTCCCATTTTAAAAAACCTTTTGATTCTAAGAAAGTAGCAGAAAAAGTAAGTAAGAGTAAGAAGTCTAAATGGTCAGGAATAGATCCTAAAATTATTCAGGAAATATGGAATAATGAATCTACTAGATCAACTACTCTTGGTACATGGTATCATAATCAAAGAGAGAGTGATTTATGTTCTTTAGCTTCAATAGAAAGGGAAGGAGTAACTGTTCCTGTATTTAAACCTTCTGAAGTTAGAGAAGGTGTGAAACTTGCTCCAAGTCAAAAACTAGAACCAGGCGTGTATCCAGAACATATGGTCTATTTAAGATCAGCAGGAATCTGTGGTCAATCAGACTTAGTTGAAATAGTCAATGGTAAAGTAAATATCATTGACTATAAAACTAATAAAGAAATAAAGAAAGAATCTTATGTAGACTGGGATGGTAAATCTGAAAAAATGACTTCTCCTGTAGATAGTCTTGATGATTGTAATTTTTATCATTATGCATTACAGCTTAGTATTTATATGTATATTATACTTAAGCATAATCCAAAATTAAAGCCGGGGAGAATATTTATACATCATATTACTTTTGAAGTAGAGAAAGAAGATGATTGGGGATATCCTATAAGTAAGTTAGATGAAAACGGGGAACCAATTGTAAAAGAAGTCATACCAATTTCAGTACCTTATTTGGTAGATGAAGTATTAGCAATTATTCACTACCTTAGTGATAATAGACATAAAATTAAAAAGAAATGATTTTAACTAAACTATTTGATGTACAGAATGGAGTAGTAATACCTACTGAACATTGCTATACATTAAAAGCTCTTAAAGATGTAATGGATGAATATCCGGATGATTATCTTAAAATATACATGTATTTATTTTATATGTGTTGTCCAAATCCTGATCTAAATCCATTTTTCTTTACTCCAGATGTAGATAAAGAATCTCTAGTACTACAACAGATTGGAGCAGAGTTTTCTACTGAAGATGAAACAATCTTTATAGCTCTTAAGTTTTGTGAAAAAATGTATGAGACTCCTACATCCAGAGCATATAAAGGTATTGCATCTATGCTAGATAGATTAGCAAGATATATGGAGGTTACAACAATTACTGCTGGTAGAGATGGAAATATAAATTCATTAATTGCTGCAGCTAAAAACTATGAAGCAATTAGAGCATCATTTAAAGGTGCCTACAAAGATCTTCAGGAAGAACAGTCCAGTAGAGTGCGTGGAGGAATAGGTACAGCATATGATCAGTAACTATGAGTGAAATTTATCAAGACATACCAACTTATGAAAACGAAGAATGGACAACTACAAGTTTTGAATCCAGAGAAGACTTCAGTAACTTTATTAGAGATCTTTTTAAAGAACCAGGTCAATATAAGTTTAATGAACTTACAAACCAAGTATTTATATCAGAGTCAACTAAATTTAAAAAAGATGGGGTATACTGTACAGCTCCCTTCAAATCAAGAGACTTTATAAATTATTGGGATGACCAAAAAGTTAAATGTAGAAAAGGTATAATTATAAAGGATAAAGATTCTACCTGGTTTCTTGCAAGAGAATACTATATGTGGTTAAATTTTTTACCAATCTTTGATAAAGAACAACAAAAGTTTGACTTTGCTAAAATTAGAGATGCTCAATATCATATGGCTCTTTATGAACTTTTAGCAGAACTAAACTATAAACACTCTGCTATTTTAAAGAAACGTCAGATAGCATCTTCTTATTATCATATGGGTAAACTTATAAATCAACAATGGTTTGAAGCAGGAGTTACTTTAAAAATGGGTGCTAGTCTTAAAGACTATATTAATGAAAAAGGATCTTGGAAATTTTTAGATGAATATGCTGCATTCTTAAATGAACATACTGCATGGTACCGTCCAATGAATCCAAGTAAAGTTATGATGTGGCAACAGAAGATTGAGGTAAGAAAAGGTGATAGAAAAACAGAAGTTGGTCTTAAAGGTACTATTCAAGGTATGTCATTTGAAAAAGATCCAACAAATGGTGTAGGGGGTCCAGTTAAATACTTCTTTCATGAAGAGGCTGGGATTGCACCTAAAATGGATCAGACATATGAGTATATGAGACCAGCAATGAGATCAGGTTTAATAACTACAGGTATGTTTATAGCTGCAGGATCTGTGGGAGACTTATCTCAGTGTAATCCATTAAAAGATATGATATTAAATCCTACATCTAAAGATATTTATGCAGTAGAAACAAATCTTATAGATGAAAAAGGTACTATAGGTATGTCAGGTTTATTTATTCCTGAACAATGGTCTATGCCTCCTTATATAGATTCTTATGGTAATTCACTTGTAGAAGAAGCAATAGAAGCATTAGAAAAACAATTTAAACAATGGAAAGATGAACTTGCTCCTGAAGATTATCAGTTAAGGATATCTCAGCATCCAAGAAATATTAAAGAAGCTTTTGCCTATAGAACAGTATCAGTATTTCCACCACATCTTTTATCAGCACAAGAAAGAAGAATTGAAGATAAGGAATATGCATATGAGTTTTTACAAATTGAATCTAGTGCAGAAGGAAAACCTGTAGTCAATAAAAGTAACAAAAGACCTATAATGGAATTTCCTATTTCTAAAAAGACAGAAGATAAAACAGGTTGTCTTGTAGTATGGGAAAGACCAGTAACAGATCCTACATTTGGAATGTATTATGCATCTATTGACCCGGTGTCTGAGGGAAAGACAACTACCTCAGAATCACTGTGTTCAATATATATAATGAAAGCTCCAATTGAAGTAACTAAAGTTACAGGTGTTGAAACTGAGACATATATAGAACAAGGTAAAATTGTAGCAGCTTGGTGTGGTAGATATGATGACATTAATCAAACACACAAACAATTAGAACTTATAATTGAGTGGTATAATGCATGGACACTTGTAGAAAATAACATATCATTATTTATTCAGTATATGATTTCCAGAAAAAAACAGAAATATCTAGTTCCTAAAAGTCAAATTATGTTCTTAAAAGATCTTGGTTCTAATGCTAATGTATTTCAAGAATATGGTTGGAAAAATACAGGTACTCTTTTTAAAGCTCACCTTCTTAGTTATGCTATAGAATTTTGTAAAGAAGAATTAGATCAAGAATTAAAATCTGACGGAACAGTTGTAAAAACTAAATATGGTATTGAACGTATACCAGATCCTATGTTAATTAAAGAAATGAGAGAATATGCTGATGGAGTAAACGTGGATAGATTAGTTTCATTTGCTGCATTAGTGTCTTTTATGAAAATTCAAGAGTCAAATAGAGGTTATACTAAAAGAACAATTATGGATGATGCAGCTAAAAACTTGCAAAAGTCAGAAAATTTGTTTAAAAGATCAGTTCAACCATTTAGACACATGGGTTCAACTAATAAAATAGTTAATAAAATATCAAGAAATCCATTTAAAAATTTAAAATAAATGAGTTGTGTGTATGCACATATAAGACCTGACACAGATACTATTTTTTATATTGGTATTGGTAAAAAAAATTCTAGAGCTTACAGTAAGTGTGGTCGCAATACTTATTGGAAAAATATTGTAAAAAAATGTAATAATGTTTTTAAAGTTAACATATTACATGATAATTTAACATGGGAAGAAGCTTGTAATAAAGAAAAAGAATATATAAAACAATATGGAAGAGTAGATAATTGTACAGGCACCTTATGTAATTTAACAGATGGGGGTGAAGGTATTTTAAATTTACAACACACAGATGAAGCAAAATTAAAAATTTCAATTGCTGCTAAAAAAAGATATAAATTAAAACCACAGTGTAGAAAAGGACAGAGATTTGTTAATAAGAATAGTAGAAAACTTGTAATTGTGGATTTAAAAACTTATATTATATATAATTATAATACATTAGTAGAGGCATCCTTATTTTTAAATACAAGCCCATCAAGAGTAAGAAGAGCTTGTATTGTAGGAAAATCTATAAATAATTGTTATTTAAAATTTGGAGAAGGGATTAGTAAAGAAGAAATTAAACAGTTAAAAAATAAAAAAGTTTATGCCTTATCTGACTTATCCATTCTAAATGTAAATAAAGATTATTCATGTATTCAAAAAAAAGTTATTAATTTGGAAACAAAAAAAGTTTATAGCTCAATATCTGAAGTATGTAGAAAATATAATATAAAATATTCTACTTTATCTAGACAGCTTAATGGAGTTTCCAAAAATAAAACAATATTTAAACTGATGTGATATGCAAGTATATAATGCGTTACAACTAAAAAAAGGAGCTAAGGTAGAACAGAACCGCATGGGTACTATTACTCAACCTTTGCAATTTTTACCCAAAAAAGAAAAAGATGATGAATGGGCTGCATGGAATCTT